GGCGTGTAGAGGCCAACGGCCTGCGGAGCGGCCACGGTCGGGAGGTTCTCCGAAGTGACGATGGTGAAGTTCAGGTACCGGCCCAGGGTGGCGTTCCGGAGGGTCTCCGACGCGCCCGACTGGTCCACGTTCATGAGCTTCGCGTCCGCGTCCAGGAGGAGCGCTTCGAACTCAGCGTTGACGATGAGAACGCGCTGGGTCTGCGGCACCTTCGCCTTGTTCATCGCCTTGCGCATGTCGCGGATGACGTTCAGCGCGGTCGCCGGGGTCAGGTTCGCGGACGGGAGCGCAGTGCCCGCGCCAGCGACGGCGAGCGAGAGAAGGAACTTGTCGGTGTCCTCCGCCAGGCCCTCACCGGCCGACCGGGTGAAGACGTCCATCGAGCCAGCCGCCTGGGCGCGGTCGATGTCGTCCACGTAGAAGTCGAAGGACTTCTCCTTGTCGATCAGGAGATCCTCGGACGTGGTCGCCACGGTGTCCGGGGCGGTCGTACGGTTCGCGGCCTTGTAGTCCTTCACGGCCACGGCGGACGCGGTGTTGATCTTCACGACGTTGCCGGAAGTCGCGTTGCCTTCGTACTCACGGTTGGCGAGCGAGACCGCGATGGACTGCTCACGGAAGTCGGTCAGGAGCTGGGCGTTCCAGACCTCGGGAATGAACGACGTGATCGCCATGGTGGCGTCCTTTCAGGAGGGGTGCCGGGGAACCGGCGGGGGAGGGGGAAGGGTCGGCGTCAGCCGCCCAGGACCGTCTTCAGTCGGCCTTCGCGCTTCGCCTTGACGATCGCTTCGGGGGACATGGACTTCAGGTCCTGTCGGGTCAACTGAGAGGGGCCCGACGCCTTGCGCGCGGCTCCACCGTCTCCGGTGCCCTGGAAGCGCGGCCTGGACGTTGCGCCCAGGTACGGCTTCCGAGTGAGAAGGTCTTCGATCGCGTCGGCCAGCTCCTCCGCGTCCACGTCCCCGTTCGCGTCCACCTCGAAGGCGGCGGGGTCCAGGTACGCCAGGGCGTCCGACGGGTCGGCCAGTTTGCCAGCGGCAGCGGCCTTGATCTCCGATCGAAGGATGCGAGCGTTCGCCTTCGCGTTCGCGTCGCGGGTGGCCTGCCGCTTGATCTCTGCGGCGTCGGCCTGGTCGTTGTCGCCGGTCGGCTTCGGGGCCTTCAGGCCCTCCAGCTCCTCTTCCAGCTTCCGGCGTGAGTCCCGCTCCGACTTCCAGCGGGCCTTCATGGCGTCCAGGGCCTTCTTACCGGCGTCACCCAGGGCGTCCGTGCCAGCGTCCGTACCCGTGCCATCGCCAGCGTCGTCAGCGTCGGTACCGGCCGCTGCGTCGCTCGGGTCGACAGTCGGGGCGCCAGTGTCGGCGTCCTTCGGGTCAGTGCTGGGGTCAGTGTTCGGGGCGTCAGGCATCGTCAACTCCATTGCGGGGTCAGGGTGTTCGCCATTGCGGCGGGGTCAGATCAGGTAGCCGTTCCGCTTCAGCAGATACGCGGCCTTTTCACGGTCGTCGCCAGCGATGCGCATGATCTCTTCAGGCATCAGACGGATAGCGCCATTGCGGCGCCGCTTGCGGGAGAACCCGCGCTTCGTCTGGCCCTCCGTGGTCGCCTTCACCGTCTTGCGGTAGCGCGTAGCCGTGGTCATGCCGCGTCGAGCGTTCACGACCTGGGCAATGTCGGAACCGGCTTCGATCGCCTCCACGGCCTTCTCCCCGAAAGCCTTGCGCTTCTGGGCGTCCGTCATGGCGTCGAAGACGTCCTTCGGAGACGTCGGCGTCGGCTTGTAGTTCTTCGTGACCGGCTCCATGCCGCAGTCACAGCGGGGATGCCGCTGGAAGGCTTCGGAAATGCCGTACTCCTGGCCAGCGAGGATCAGGCACCGCGCGCACGCGGGCAGCTCCACCACGCGCACGTACGACGTGATGCCAGGCCGGGCGGCCATCGCCACCAGGTCAGCGGCACGGCCAGCGTCGGCAACCATCGTCCGGGACAGGAGGTCCAGGAGCGCGGCACCTGACGCGATGGCAGTCACCATGTTCGCGCCCTTCGCCAGCGCGGAGAGGGCGTTCCAGACAGGGCCCATCAGAAGGTCCGTGAGGTCACGGCCGTCAGACGCGATACCCACCAGGGACTCCGGGACCAGACTGCCCAGGGTCTCCATGTCCTCCAGGAGGGCGGACAGGTACGGGTCAGCCTGCCTTGCGGCGGCCAGTTGCCCGGCAGACACCAGGGCCGCCACGCGATGCACGCGACGGTTCCAGTCCGCTGCCAGGTTGTGGACGTCGACTTGCCGCCACTCCCGAACGGCCAGGCGGGCCGTAGAAGCCGCCAGCTTCTCCCGTTGGACCTGGTGGGCCTGGGGGAGCTGGGAGCGCTTCACGCGGGCGCCTGCGGCCGTCTTGGGCGTGTCAGGCGTACGCGTCAGGGTCGTCCCCTGGGCGGGCGCCACACGGGCCGTGGAGGGCCTGTCCGGCTCCACCGGCGACGGAGTACGAAGCGGCGGAGTTACCCGGCGGGGCTCTTCAGGCTTCTTCTTGCCGCGAGGCGGAGTCTTCGGGTACGGCCTGCCCTGGTCGGACAGGATCTTCCGAAGGTGCTCTTCGCCCTCCGGCGTGATCGTGAACGTCTGGCCGCCGAACGCCTCCACGTTGCGCATGGTCATCATCGACCTGGCGCCACGCCCGACGTTTTGCAGGAAGCCTTCGGCAGTCAGGTCACGGATGGCCTGTTGTGACTTGCGGGTCCGGTCGCGAAGCCAGATCGGCCAGTAGTGGCCTTCGTCTTCGCCGTCCCGGATGGCCCGGTGGACACCCTCCAGGGCCTCCAGGAGAACCTTCTCCAGGTCCTCCGGGTCCGGGTTGTACTTCCGGCCAGCCGCAGCGTTCCGGCGCTTCGTGAGGGCGGCTTCAGCCTTCTTCGCCTGGGCCGCATCCTTCTTCGCCTTCGCGGCGGCGTCACGCTCACCCTGGCGCCGGTTCAGCTCCGCCAGGAATGGAGCCTTCGCCGTCTCCACGGCCTGGACGTCCGGGTGATCGAAGTCCCAGTTGTTCGCCTCTGCGGCGGCGCCAGCCTTCTGGTCAAACTCGCCCAGGGCTTTGAACAGCTCCGGGTCCGTCATGTTCTTCGGGGACTTGCTTGCCATCAGACCCCCTACGCGGCGATGGGTCCAGCCGCCTCAGTCGGGGCGTCTGGCGAGCGAGACATCAGGGCCGTGGCCGCACCCAGCGGGTCCAGGTCCAGCTCCCGCTCCTTCATGGTCAGAAGGTCAGCCACTTCGGTCGGCGTCAGGCCGTACCGGAGGGCAAGCCACTCGAAGGGGAAGCCGATGTCCTTCAACTTCGTGAGGGCGTCAGCGAGTTGGGCGTGCGAGCGAGACTCAGCGTCCGCCCAGATGACCTGTCCCGCAGAGATGGGCGAAGCGTCCCGGCCCGTCGCCAGCGCGATCAGCCGGAACATCTCCCGGAGTGCCTGACCGAACCAGATCGTCTTCTCGTCAACGCGCTTGACCAGGCCAGTCTCAGCGGCCAGGAGGGCGTCACCGGACAGGTTTGCCATCTTGCCGATGAGGTAGTGGGCAGGCGTACGCGTCTGCGCGGCGATGTGTCCAACGGCCACTTCCATGACCTTCGTGTAGGACTCCAGGTTCGCGGCGGTCCACTCAGTCACCTTCACGTTGTCGCCCTCGAAGAACATCACGCGGTCAACCGCGAAACGCTCCAGGTCGACCGGGCGTGAGCCCACGATCTGGCCGTCATCACCCAGGATCGGAATCTCCGGGATCTCCGCACCCAGGACGATTCGCTGGGGGAAGGAGGCGTAGTCAGCGGCCGTGAAGAGCTGGGCCCACAACAGGTTTACGGCGTCCTGCATGGACACCACACCCGTGATGTCGGAGACAGGGTCTTCCGTCAGCGTCGGCCTGTTGGGGAGTTCCACCATCGGCACCACGCCCATGGGGTTCGGCTGGGGGTTCATCTCCCCGCCCGTGTCCCGGATCTCCCACTTGTTCAGCTCTTCGTCAATGGCCTGTTCGCCAGTGGACTTCGAGCTGGCGCCCAGGGTCGGACGCTCGAACTTCCAGACTTCGTCCGGGAGATACAGGGTCGCGAAGGACACCTGGCCGTCATCCCAGCGCTTCAGTGCGGCCCTGCGCTTCCGGCGCGAACCAGGCACGTACGCCACGATGCACTGCGAGGCATCCTCGAAGGTCACCTCCGGAGTCTCCGGGTCGTCAGGATCGCCCCACACCAGGACGAACGAACGGCCCGAGTTGACCGCACCCAGGAACCCCAACTGGCTGTCCGCGTCCAGGCCGTTCGCCTGCCACACGCGCCACAGATCCTTGTCAGCCTCCGTCGACCCAGACGGCTTGAAGCCGTTCACGGTCAGCCGCTCCACAGGGGCGTCAGACACCACCTGGACCCAGTTGTCCGCGAAGTCCTTATACCGGCCTCCGTGGAACTTCTGGAACTGCTCAGACGCGAACGTCAGGGACTGAATGCCTCGGTAGTAGTCGGAGTTCCGTTGGATGAGGGGACGGCGGGCCAGAAGTTCGTCTTCCAGCTTCTGAACCAGGGACAGGGCTTGCTCCAGGGTCGCCATCCCCCCACCTCCTTCGGTCACGCCGACATGAACAGCGGCTTTCGCTTCAACAGCCCCGCCGCGATGGCGTCTGACGCGGCTTCGTGGGTCAGGACAGACACCACGGCTAGGTCGATCTTTCGTTTGTGCTCCGGCTTCGCCAGGACGTACCGGTCCGCCGGACGGGCCGCCATGCGTGCGTTGAACACGTGGCGTTCAGTGATCTCGCACCCGTCATGCGTGAACGTGCTGTCACGCTTCATGCAGTCCGTCTTCATGCGCTCAGCGGCGGCATGCATCTGGACCGGGCGACGAGTCAGCCAGCGGATCACCTTCCGGTCCCCGTAGCGCTCCGCCCACTTGTCCACTTCCGTCTCCCAGTACGGGGGGTCGCAGTACATGAGCTTCACGTCATACGTGCGGAAGAGCTGGTCCACCGCTGCGTCAACCTCCAGGCGGGGAACCTGGCCGCCCCACTCCGCCGGATCCCACACCGTGGGTCGGTTGCTGGGGCCGTAGGTCGGCGTGAACTGAAAGCCGTCCAGGGTCTCCGCGCGGATGCCCGTCCAGTCATCGGAGTCCGAACCATCGAACCCGAGCACGATCGGGACCTTCATCAACTTGTAGGCCGACGGCTTCGGGATCTCCCGGTCCGGCGTAGCGCGAGACAGCCAGTGCGCTGCCTCCAGCCAGGAGCCGTGACCGGCCATGATCCTGTTGCCGAAGAAGCGTTCAGCCTGACCAGGGTCAGACTCCAGTAGCTCCGACGCCTCCGCTTCGATCGCGTCCAGGTCGATGTGAGGGCAGTCCGCGTAGACGGCTTTGTGGATCCGGCGCCGTTCCTGCTTGTTCCGGTAGGACAGCGTGGGGAGGGCCTGCGGGAAGTACCTGTACACGTCCTCTGCGTGACCCTCGTGGGTCTTCTGGGCCGTGCTGTACTCCGACGGGTCGTAGGCGTTCGTCGTCTCCATGGACCGGCCGGACATGCCAGCCAGACCGCGACGCATCGTCTCCGCCACTTTGATCATCTTGTTCGTGGCCGTGTACGTGCCTGTCTCGTCCTGGATCGCGAACGTGATCGGGTTACCGAGACGGCTCTGAGCCGACGAAGTGACGACGTCGATACGGCCCTCTTCGCCCACGCGCACGAAGCCTTCCAGCGGCTTCATGAAGGCGGACAGATGACCGTGCTTGATCATGGCCGTCAGCGGCCGGTACACGTTGGCAACCTGGTCTTCAGAGGTCGCCAGAAGCTGAATCAGGGGAGTCGGCTGGGGGACGGCCATCGGGTCGCCCTGGTCGTAAACGAACTCCCAGCCGCACGAGCAACCCCAGTCACGGCAGCGGTAACGCTCCCCGCCCTGGGCGAAGCCAGCGAAGACAGTGGGTCCGGCAGCTTCGGCCAGGACGACCGCAGCGGCGAACGGGCCCTTGCCCGACTTCTGGGGCATGATCACCTGGGCACGGCGGTACACGAAGGCGGTGGACTTCTGGCCGACCTCCGCAGACGCCTTCACGGCGTACATGTTGGAGGCAACCTTCAGTTGCCACGGCAGCATCGTGAACCGCTGGCCCTGGCTGAAGCCGTCCGGGATCACAGCGTGGTGTTCGATCCACGCCAGGGTGACTATCAGGACCTTCGCATCACTCACCGCTGACCGCCTTCAGGCGGGCGGACAGGTCCGCGACTGCCGAGACAGCGGCCTGGGGCGCGTCATCGTCGGCGTCAGGCTCGATGCTGGCAACGGTCCAGCGGTTGCGGGCCATGCCGGAGGCCGAGAGGCCGAGCGACTCGGCAACCATCTTGACCTGACCCCAGATGATGGCACTGGAGTTGGGGCGTTCCGCGCGCGCGATCAAGCGCACGTAGGTCGCCACTTCGAAGTCCAGGTTCAGGGTCTCCCACATGACGGCCTGGGGGGACTCCCAGAGGCGTTCCCAGAGGTCCATCTCACGATCGGACGGGGTGACCAGCGGGAAGGCCGGGAGAGGCCCGTCACGGCCGTCAGCGGGGAGCGTGGTCCACCCCTCTGCGTTGGCCTTCGCCTTATGGCTTCGCTCCGTGCTGGTCGGCGCAGGGCCGGACCTGGAGCGGGCGCCGCCGCGTGCCATGGGATCACCTCCCGGGAGTCGTCACAGTGCGTGATTGAAGGGGTCAGATCGGGGTCTTTGAACCGGGCGGACCTGACGGCGCCCTCCCCCGCGTTCCGCGTCCCCTACCGGCA